CAAAACATAATCAGCCCCATTAGTTTTGTGTTTGGCCAACAACCATTCTGGAATCGTGTCGTCATCTATTAAGGGCAGGCCGGTTCTTTCATCAAGTTCACCGATAGGCTTTATCGCATGGATAGCAGCAAGATCGTCGTATGTATCAAGGTGAAAAAAGTCAGCCACATTATTCCAATCGTCCGCATAAGCATCGTCCCACGCATATGAAGATCTTCCTAAATCGAAAATCTTATTGCCGTTTGGAGCAAAATAATAATTTCCCGAATCATTATACCATAAATGTACTCCATAAAGATTTGAAGTGTCATATGTGTAAAGAGCTATATATCTGTCATTTGCCCCCGCAAATATTTTCACTTGGGCGTATTCTGAACCATACAAAGTTTTAAATGATGTATATCCGTTCCCGGACGTATTTATATGAAAATGTCCGTTGCCATCTGATTTAAGCTCTGTTATTTTGGTATCATTTACATACCGAATCCTACTTGCATTGGTCGCATGGGGAGTTAAAATAACATCTCCGCCTGTCTCTAACGTTATGTTCGCACCGTCTCTCACAACCACACTTCCGTACAAATCAAATGTTTCGCCAGATGCCATCTTTATATCTAAAGCACTGCCGCTCCACTTTAAATGCGAATTAGTACTCCCTATATTGAGCTTGTACGCATCTGTATCATACCCAAGAAAGAACCCTGCGGTAGTGTCTGCATAGTTATCTTTGCCGGACGACCTCAAAAACCCGGAGCTATCCAGAGTAATATTACCGGCTGTTATTGTGCCAAGGTCAGCGCTTAAAGCTGCAAGGTTTGAAACGTTTATTTGGGTGGCTGTAACTGTATTTGTGTATATATTTCCGCCATCAATTTTAGTAGCGTCCGATGCGTGTTTCCATGCCTCTATGTTTGTTTTGTTGTCGGCACTCGAAAACATCTGATTGGTCGTTTCGGTAGCGCATTTTACGAGAGTAATACTTCCTGCATCAATATATGTAGCGTTAACAGTGTCAAGAGTTGCTAAATTGCCAGCATCGGTGAGCCAGGCAACCGCTTGAGGATTTGCCGATGTCTGGTCTGCATTGGGATCGGTGCATTTTGCATCAGAAAGCGTTGTTGGCAAAGACCCTGAAACACCGGAGCTGGTAAGAAGAATCTTCCCGCCAGAGATAGCCGTTGCGGCCACCCTGCCATAACTTGAACCATCACCGATGTCGTCAAGAGTATCTGATGTCTTTGAAAAAGCATCCCCTCCTGTTACTGTGATTTCACCTTTAATCCGTAAGCCGTTGGTCGGATCATACTTCAAATACTTTTCGGTTTCTCCAATGGCAATTCCGTATAAATCCGTTGCATAACCAAGAAAACCGTTAAGGTTGCCAACTCTTAATCTTGTAGTGAGTGCTGACCATGGAGCACCCGCATGAGTAAAAACGGACAGATAGGGAGCGTTGGTTTCGGAGGCTGTCATATATACCGCCCCTTCTCCAGAAGCTCCGTAATTAACTACAGCTGCACCCTTTTTCCATGCAGGGTTGGAATCCGCTGTGTAGTCAGAGTTTTTGTCTCTCGTAACCGTATAAGTAGGCGCTGACGCTATATTTGTAACCTCAAGCCACTCATCGTCAGTGCCGTCTTTAATCCTAAGAAAATCTCCAACCGCAAAAGTTTCCGTTCCTTTAACTGTAAGTGTGGAAGCGTCCAGGGCTGTCATGTCAGTGTCTAAAACATCCGCAGGTCGCACAAGGAAGTTCCCACCAATCGCTGATACTACATCTTTTTGGAAAACAGCGTTTCGGATCATTCCTCGACAAGCAATATTCCCGACTTCGAGCAAGCCCGGCTCTAATGTAAAACCCGCTCCTGCTATCCCAGACACATAATTATTTGACCTGATTCGATTATTTGCACCGTCAATCAACATCCCGTTAACAGCAATTCTGTCATTCCCGGAATCGATTGTTATATTGCTTGAAGAAAGTGTGGTAGCCGCTATTGTCCATCCGCCGATAAGTCCAGATGTTGAAGTGATACTCCCTGCGTTAGTGACCGAAAACGGAGCATCCCCGATAGCGGTTGCCCCAGTCCAAATTCCGGCACCAGCTTTCATTTGAACTCTTGTAACTCCGTCACCGGCATAAAGCCCTTCTGTTTCGTCAACCGTAAAGCCACCAATAACACCTGCCGTAGCGGTTACAGTACCTCGTATGGTTACATTTGAAAACTCTGCAAATCCATCATCATCAGCCCATAGGCCTATTTTCCAGCCTGAACTACCGGCAACATAGTTTTTAGATTTCAAGTCCCAATCTATGGACAACCCTGACGTAAAATACCTAAGCGCCGCCTCAACAGCCCTGTCTATTTCTTCGCCGGTGTATTTGCTGATAAAAGGTTTTTCTGTTGCCATTAATCGGATACCTTAAAGCTGTTGCCGTTGGCTGTGTAAAACTTTATACCACGGCTGGTAAATAAAAGATTATGCAAATCTTCGTAATCAGTTTCTCTGCCTTTTTCCCTGCCTTGAAATACAGGCGTTTCATCATAGATAAACGGGTGGTCAAAATACTGCACCATGGTAGGATAATCAGGATACAACTTGTTGGCAACACCTTCTTTGTACGGTTGTTTGAACTCCATGCGCCGAAACGTACAGCCTTCAACATGGTCTGCCTCAAACACCGCCATAGCGTCCATAAGTTCGGGATAGGTTAAATGTGTTGCTAAATATGGTTTCTTGCCTGTATCCATAGTTATCGTGTCTCGTTTGAGAAAAGCTTAAACCCAGCTCCAAACAAATAAAAATCCTCTCCTGCCGTATTGTTTTGAAGCCTGACCGTCATGTCTGTGCTACGATAATTCATATCGTATTTGTTTTTTACGCTGGAAATAGTGGTTTCCGTTGTAGCTGTTTGAGCCACCCTGTCAACGTATGGCGTTATTGTTAATGCAGATCCGGTTTTCATGGTTACAAGAACTTCATCAAGTTTCATTTCTCGCCCCATAGCGTTTAGCTCTATGTCAACATAAGCGTCTATGGCTGTTGATACGTCGTTATTCCCATAATTTGCTTGATAAATTGTTCCATCACCTACACCGCCGGCCACCACAATAGATGCTATATTGCCGGAAGTAGCTTCAACTTCAGCAAGGCAAGATATGTTTTGCTGGAACACATCAAAGCTCCAGGCCCCGTCTACAGGGTCGTAAACAGGAAACAAATTACAGGTCGCCGAATAAATCTCATATGCTTCACCTGACTCCATAATGTCCGTGTCAAGACTCAGAACAGTACCGCTGTCTATGGCTGTAATTAATGCGCTTGTTGAATCTGTAGTATTATAAACCGTATCTCCTATGGCTATTGTATGTGATATCGGATGCCCTGATACTGTCTTGCGAGTAGTAAAAGCTCCTTCTGTATCAACCAACTTATTGGCTGTTGTGCTTGTCGCTGTTGACGTTTGGACAGACACCCCGGAAACCAGCCCAACCTTTACAACCCTGTCGGTAGAATCATATTTTAACCAATGTAAATGTTCGTAACCTCTCCTGATACACTCTGCTTTCTTAGGATCAAAATAATTCGAAATGTCACCGGAAATATTCTCAGCCCCTTTGCCCGGAGTTTGGAAAATCCCCTTATTGCCTATAGAAAAAGCCAGCGTTCCGGTAACGCCCTCGGATACCGGAAGGCCCTCAACCACATCAACACATTGAGAACTAAACGCCCCCGTTACCCCGGAAACTAAAAACATGCCATAATTATCGGCCTTATACCCCTGAAGAATAGAAATACATCCTCCATCAGCGCCCTTTTCTTCCTGGTGTATTATCAGGTCATTATAAAATTTTCTTATTGATACAACCTTGTTCGCCCTGCCGTCTCCTGCCTGAAGCAACGAATATTCAGGGCCGTTTAAAACTTGCGGATCAACAGATGCGGTTATGTAAACCCAACTCGGAGCTTTATCAGACTGGTTCGGAGCCTTGTCGAAACTATAAACCATGCGCTTTTTCCATGGGTGGTTGCATATTCCTCTTGTTCCCCAATTTGTTATATCAAAATAAGGCATGGTCATAATGCTTATCGAAAGATCGTCGCTCAATGTTTTATCAACAGTGAAATAATACCAATGCAGATAATATTGTGTTTTTTGGAACTGTAGTTGCTGAACGGTCGGCTGCCTTTTAAATGTTACAAACCCGGACTGGCTAATACCATTCGTGTCGTCCTGTAAATTTGTAACGCTTCCCCATGAAACCCCGTTCCAAAACTTAAGGTCGTTTATGGTCGTAGATGCCGTCGTGTTCGGTGTGGCGCCAACATCTACGTAAAACCCTACAATCGGATCATATGTCGCAAAATACACCCTGTCTGATGCAGTCATTTGGCTGATTTCTATCGCACCACCACCATAGGTGTTATAAACAGATGCGGAAGCATCGTAAAACTGTGCCTCTATCGCATCAGGCATGTACCCATCCCATTTGTTTATAATGCCCTGCCAGTCAGCTTCAAACGTAACGGATGTGATTTCAACCTCGGAATCAAGATCCCCTGAAGACAAATATAACTGCCACCAAAAACCATTCTTCCCATACATATAATGAGGGACTGCGTCTGTTGGCTGCGTCCAGGTCATATCTCCACTTTGTGCCAAGGTCGCCCCGCCGGAAGTTGTTCCATCACTAAACCCTGAAACCGCTGTCCATTCTCCGTTCCAGTATTTTAACGCTACTACCGAAGCTGTCCCGTTGGCCAAAGAAACCGTGACTGTAAACTGCTTGCACGCAACCGGAGTCATTATAAATATACAATCATAGTCGTTCGCAAGATCGCCGAGAGAATCCAACACAGCGGACGTTGTTGTGAGGCCATCACTTACTTGAGTTGAATAATCTTCTCCCTCAACAGGCACTATCGGCGGGGCCGCCGTACCCTTAAACACCACAAACTTTTCCACAGACGCTTCGCCGTGGTATATCTGATGTTGATCAACTTGATTCGAAAACAAAAGGGTATCGTCAATCACACCCCATGAAGCCGCCCTTGAGCTTGCGGACCCGGAAAAGACCTCACTCCCGAAAACCCCCGTTGTTACTGTCGGCGGTTGATTGGTTGCTTCAAGAACATCGTTGTCTGACATTTGGGCATAAAAATGCCGCTCTGTTTTTTTGCCCTTCACAAAATGAAATACAGAAAGAACGCTATTTGTCCCGTCAGCGGTAGTATGGAGCTTCCTTGGGCCAAATCGTTGTTCAAAACCAGGATGGCGTGGCCTCATGTTTTGAACCATTGAAAACATCCCAAGCGGGAGTTGTTCCGGCTCTAAAGCGGTGTTACACCCACCACGTAGCGGCGTTATGTCCGGCTTTAATATTTCGCCCTTTCTTGTTACCAATCCACACCCCCTGAAAGATTATAAGGTGCTTTCTTAGCATATTTCATAGCAATAAGATCAATTTCGTCTTGAAGATACTTAAATCCGATTTCAACACTGCCGGGATCTTTTGTGTAAAAAACCCTCATCCTTTCAGCAATGACATCGTCAAACATTTCCCAATAGGGCATCGTGTCCGTCGTAGCGGTTATTTGTGTCGGCTTTGCAAAATAATCTCCCTTAATTGTATAGTCAGCACTTGTGTCAGGAGTAACATAAATGTCCTGTCCCTTAATTGCATAATACAAAGGGATCCCAGCCCCGGTATAGGACAGCTTCGTTGTTAAGTTCGGTAATGGTTTTAATCTCCACGGTTTCCCGGAGAGATACGGATAACCGACTAATCCCCAAAAATCCGACGGCAGGTCTCCATATTCGTCATTTGAAGTAATAGTAACAGAATCCCCTGCCGCCACTGCGGTTAATTCGTCTGTGGAAACCAATGTAAGCGTGTTTGTCGCAACCGTATCTATCTCAAACGGCCCCGGATTTGACGAATCATCGGTAGTAATGTGCTGCCCTGCCGTAAACTCTGAAAGGTCTGTCGAAACACTGGTGATAGTGTCTGGGTCAGAATCAACGAAAGCAATATCCGTGCCGGTTGCCGTAACTTCAGCCCAAATACTAACGGAAAGATCGCTAATAATTATGTTGGACTTTAAAAAATAAAGCCTGCGAGCAACCGACCGGATAGCCTGATTTAAAATTCTAAACGTATTGGCATCAGGATTTACGTTATGATTAACAAGGCTTATAACATCTTGAGCGGTTGACATAACAGAGCCCTCCCAAGATTTAATACCCTATTGCCGTTATCTTGACTGCTGAAAGATTCGACAAATTAACACCATTCGGACATTCAAGCGGAACCGTATCAATTTCAGACGGATCGCCACATATCCATGCCGGGAACGCATCATCGTCTGTGTCTGCATGCATGGTTATAACAGGGGCAATCGCCAGTGTTACTCCGGGCAAATACGGATGGCTTGTCCAATGTCCTTCTCCCGCTGCCAAAGTGTCACCAACTCCAGTCATTAAACACTTTTTGGTAGTTGACTCCATAGGAATACCGCCGCAAGTACAATAAATCAACGGCGTCCCGGTAAATGTTAATGTGTCAGTTGCATCCGTAATCTCTGCGTTTGTAAACCGATCATACAAAAAGCCGCTTCCGGGATCTCGAATGTAATTGAAGTAAACAACATCCGCAGTTGTATCTACTGCATCGGTTTCGTTAAACCCAATCTCACCGTAAGTTGTAGCTTTCCTGAAATCAACTACACACTCGGTTGCCCCTGCCCCTTCAGTCGCATCATCCTTTAGCGCCGACATGGGAGTTAATGTCCCCCCGTTATCCCAACAAACACTTTGCAAAGCGACAAAATCTTCTCCTAACGCCACAATATCCGGCGTCCCGGCTGTAAATGCCAGGTCTGCATGCCCATAAGTTCTCACACCGGATGTCATGCACGCCTGAACCATGTTATCAGTTACCTCTTTCCATGCCTGGGTAACATAACTTACCTTGCATGATGACACAGAATCGCCCGCTAAAAATGTAAGGCTACATCTCTCCCCTTTCGTTAAAACTCCGGTGGTGAGATCAAACCCCATGTCAACAGCTACCTGCTTTGTGGTGGGCGTTAATCCGCCGGGAATGACACGGTAATCGTCCGTATCGTCGGTAACATATTCGATATGAGCGGCCGGCCACTTTAAATAGCCGACATTGGACGTTACGGTTACAACCTCTTCGTGAACAATCGGAGGAGCGTTTTGGAACACCTTGACCTTTGAATTGGTATAGTCGTATTCGAAACTATACCCCTGACAAGGCTCGATGATCATCCTCTCGATTGCACTCAACCCGAACTTGTTTGCGGTTAAAGATTCTCCGCCTATTGCATACGACGAGTCAAACGCAATACTCGCAGAGGGAGCAAGCTTGTTGCCCCACATTGCGTTTTCTATACTTGAAACAGTTAAAGCCATTTTTCAATCCTCCTGTTTAGAAGTCAGGGGAGACAAAACATCCCCCCTGAAACCTGGTTGCCCTTTTAGTCTATTTTCAGCATAATCGGTTTGTATTCACCGGAAATTTGGGCCGTAATAATCGTATCGCCTATATAACCCTTGACATAATCCGCAGCGGCAGCAATGGCCCCCTCGGTGGCATCATGAGACATCATGACACCCAATGCAGACGTATCAGATCCGAGACAAATACCAACGCCTCCGGTCTGGCTCCAGAAGTAATAAGCGTCCGTAATGGCCTTGAGAGGAATCCCGGCAGATCCGCTTTCTTCCGTGGTGGATTGCGTAACGCTTGACCAGGGGTTCGGAATAAGCGAAACCTCTGAAGTCGCTGAAGCAACCAACGCAACCTGTACCGGGTCTTTAAGGGTAACAACCGTTGTGCCGGAAGCATCACAAGCAGTATTTGAATCAATACCGTATGAATGCCCCTCTCCGGTGCCGTCATTTACCTGCAAATACCCATCCTTATACTGATCGGCGGTTACTGCGGTAGCACCCACTGTTACCTGAACCTCAACATCGCCTATCGCAACAGCGGCCGCTACCGATTTGTTGATATGGTTAGCCGTCGCTTCAGCCATATAGCTCATTTTGCCAACAGCCAGCGCCTCCCCAGCCTTGGAATACCTGAACTTTCGCCCGTCGGGTTCGATTCTTAACATACCGAGAATTTCCTTCTGTGTAGAAGAAATCTCGTACAAACTTTGTGCAAATCCTGTGGTTTTCATTACATACCTCCTTTTTAGCTCAGGTTAGAATGAGCTTTGTGCGCTTTCCTGTTGTTGCAAATCCAGTTCCCATCCCACAAAATCTTAAGGGACCGACCAAGAATGTTGGCAGACTGAAGATTCGCCCAGGGTGTTCTTGTGAAAAATCCTTTTTTGTGGACTGCAAAACCGGCATGGTTTGAGTTTACGCCGAAGAAATATCCTGAAGGGCAGTAATCATCAGCCACAAGAATCATCCCCTCGAAAACAACATGGGTAAACCCGGCCTTGGCCGTGTCAGTATCCTGCGTAAATCTCTGCTGTACCTGAAGAATTGCTGAAATCTTGTTAAACAATGTTTCAGTGGTGAACCCGGCATCGGGCTTCCCGGCTTTACCATCGCTTACCTTCGCATCCGAGCGTAAGGTTCTGACAACATCAAGCGAAAAAGTTTCACTGGTGGTGTTCGTTTTCCCTTCCCACGGAGTCGTCCCGTCTTCAGCTACAAGATCGGCCTCGGCGATATTCCCATAAGTAACGCTTGTGGTTTCACCGCACATAGCCCTTAAGCCAGTAATGGTGTTTGCTGTGTCCGCACTGGCCGAATAAAAACTATCGGCTATTCTTTTCCTGCAAGACTTTTGAGCGCCCTCAAGTCTTTGGGCGACCATTTGAACCTCTGCATATTCTCCTGTGTTTTTGAGTTCATCGGTTCTGTAAATGGTTGCGTTACCAAAGGCGTGCTTAATGAGAAAATAAGCCGCATTGATGGATTCTCTGTCGTCTGAGCTAAGAGCATCCGACCTGTCGTAAAATCCTGACTCTTGCCCATCATAGGAAAGCGGTACTCTAACCCGGTTGCCTCCGGGCGGCCTTTCCCACAACCCCTTCTTTTTGTTCATATAATAATCCATGCCGAAAGAATCATTGAAATAAATGTCCGTTGCCTTGCGATTATCCGCAACGAAATAATCATTAGTAATACTTTCAAGCTCTGTAAAAGTTAGTGCCATGATTTATTCTCCTTATACTGCTGCTTGTCGTGTTTTTCTTAATTTGTCCGCAATCGCAGAGACAAGCCCTCCTTGAGACTTTGTGTTCTTTAGTCCGTCTTCTTCTATCGGAACGTGAGCCGGACCATCCCCAAGGCCATCGGTAATAACCCTGGCCCGTTGGTTCTTGGTCACTTCTTCCTTGACCTTTGCAACAGCAGCATCAACAGCGGACTTAATTCTGTCTTCAACCGTTAATGCCATATGCGCCGATATGGGATTGTTCCCTGGGTTTTGGTCTATGTATTTTTGAAGCTTCCCGGACTCCCACATCTGCACAAAACCCGTTCCATCTTCGTTGTCAGGGTTCGTGTCGCTATATTCGTTGTAGGTCCTGTCCGTCCTTTCTTCTTTTTCCTTGTTGAGCAGTTCCGATGTAAGGTCTTGTTTTACTTTGTTATATATAGACTCCTTTAACTTTTCCCTGTATGCTTGCGGATCATCCTCTTGTAGTTCGATTAACTCTTCATCTGTTAAGTCGTCGATGCTTTTGGTTTTTGGATCGGGTGAGGTTTCCAGCGCCTCTACCCTTTCACTAAGGACTTTAAAATTCTTAAGAGCCTCGTCTCTTTCCTTAATGATCCTTTGCCATGCCGGGTCTTTATGATACGGTTCCGCTTTTGCAGCGTCCGTCTCCTGCTTGTCTTCCCCAGCGCCTTCTTCTTTTTCAGAACCGGCTTCCTCGCCTTCTTCTGTGGGGACCGGATCGGCTTTATCAGCCTCCCTTGCCCCGCCTGTTGAAATGTCGATCCCGCCTGCTTCATCACCGGACACAGTTTCAATTACATTTTCCGAATCCGGGTCAAAGTGCTCTGGATCAAGCCCTTGAGAAGTTGACGAAACTTCTTCCTGAACATCTGTTCCTTTAGCGTCTTCACTCATGATAATTCTCCTTCAAGGTGGCGAATCCTTGTAGCGCCAATGGTTTAGTTGTTAATGCTTATCGCATTTTTGTTTCGCCTCATCTTCATAATAGAATCGGCCATATCTTTTGAGTGGCTTTTTTCTTTTCTAAGCCTCTCTTGCTTCGCTTCGTAATATTCCCCATGCCCCGATGAAGGATTCTCAAGCGGCCTCAACCCCTCACCTTTCATCCAGGCTTTATAATTGCTCCTCGTCGGATTCTCCCTGAACCGTACAACATGCGGAGCGTCATCATCCTTAGAAACAACCTCAAGAACCGTTTTCAACCATGGAGCATCTTCGTTTGCAGTATATACTTTCGCAGCGGATATAATCCGTTTGGCCATTTTGCCACAAGGACACCTGACCTTCATCTTTTCAGGTGGTTCAATGCGCTCTTGTATTAACCCGCAAGAGCACTCGTAATCATATAACATTAACGGCATTTAACTGTCCTCATTATTAGACTTGATCCCTTTCTCCGTAAAACCCATTGTAGCCTCAGACTGCTTCGCTGCATCAGGCCTTATTTTCCCGGCCAGATCATTCACCAGTCTTGCCCTTTCAATCTTTAACTTTTGATCATCAAAATTAATGCCCTCCATCTTAACCAGCTGCTCGACTCTCTCACTGCGTATTTTCTCATCAATCAACGCTATTTCAGCCTCAGTTTTCCGCACTGCGGCATCAGCCTCCATAATCTTGGCCTGTTTCTCTTGTATCCCGGCTTCTTTTTCCTGATACTCTAACTCCTGAAGCGGATCGGGGGGTTGTGCCTCACCCTGCCTCAACATGCTTTCAAGAATAGCCAAGAATGAAGGGAACTCGCCCTTTTCAAACGCCCTCTCAAAATCCTTCACTTCCATCATGCCCAGTTCACGAATATATTCGGCCATCTCAGGCGGCATTTGAAGTTGTTGAAGCCTTTGGGCCAACACACCAAACGGGCCTTCTTTCATTCGTAACAAAATGTCCCTGCGATTAGAAACGTCCAGCTCTTCCAGCAACGCTTCCTGATCAATAGCGCCCATCTGAAAAAGCCCGGTTGCTTCCTCCCTTTTCTGTACCCTTGATACAGGCAATGTCGAACCTGTTACAACCGTTAGTTTTGCTGGTATTAACAGGTCTTTATTGGTAATAGCCTTGGTTTCTTCAACACCGTTTTTCTTGTATGTAATCCATCTTTCTTCGGTGTACCAGTTCTGCGCCAAAGAAAGAAAACATCGCCCACGCTCACGGATCATCGCCGAATACGCCCGGATCTTACCCTTACGCATTGTCGATGCTTGCTCTATCAAAGCCGCTATCGCCTTGTACGCAATAACATTTTTGCCTGATGTGCTGGCCTGCTCCAACTCAAACGTGCCCGCAATCGTATAAAATATATCCTTGAACAGCTCTAACGATGTAATAAAATCGTTTACGTCCCCATCAAAAGTTAAATACCTGATTGCCTGCGCCTCAAGTGCATTCGCAGGACGAATCGTGCTTGGCAGGTTCGTGAAATCCTCGTCATCAACACCGGATGTCATGGGATTTACTATTTTAGCCCTGGCCTTCCTGTTCTTCATAAGAACCAGTTGCGACAAAGACTTGTTAAACTCTATGTTAAGTTGTTCTAAAATCTCGATATCCGAAAACCCCCAAAAGTTCGACAGATCTCTTACCGAGTTCCGGGCATAAAAGGGATATTTGTCAAACAAATACGACTTTCTGGCCTCCTCAAAATCTAATGTAGGATTAACGGACGGATTGGGATCATCGCTTAAAACCACTTTCCCGCCGTTGCAGGCGATAATGCGCCGAATAAATCCAGGATATTTCGGCTTTTTCTTTCCTTCTTCAATTTTTTCGTATGTATAATCCTTGCACCAACATTCGCAAACAAGCGTTTCCTCGTCTTCCTCGTCAGCACCAAATTTAAACGATAATGTCTCCTTGATCTCGCTTGCTAACGTAATCAATGCCCCAAAAAACTTGCTCTCGCTGTCGGCCTTTTGGTTGATTTCTCGCCTGTCATCGTTTAGCTCGTTAACCAAAGCCTCGTCAGGCTTAACCTTCGCTCCGGTCTTGGGCCATTTCCGCTTGACCTCCCGTACGCTAATAGGATAAAAATAAAACAAGGCCTCTGCTTTTTGCAAATCCCTCGGGTTCTTCAGGGTCGGAGGATAAAACCCAAAATATAGCGGATCAATGTTAAGTACCTCAACTTCGCCAATGCCCCACTCCAGCTCCCGGTTGAACTTCACGTGCTCAATCGTTACTCCATATTCCTCACCACCAAGGACCGTGTCTTCAAATACCTGCTGCTGCTCTTGCTCGTTCCACCAATGCTCCGCTGTTTTTTGCAATAACTCAAAGCTGTCTTCCTGTTCTTGCGAAATATCACCGGACTTGACAACATTGAAAATCGGGTTGTTATCGGTCAGCAGATTGCAGTTTTTCTGCATGTGATTAAAGATAAGATTGGCAACAACCATCGGAACTTCCTTGTTCTTCTGTTTCCAATGATCACCATTTCTCAAAGCATGGTTCCGCTTAACCCTCGCATGCACACCAATATTGTCCTTGTCTTTCACGGCCTTATGCAACAAGTTAAAAACGGTTGCCCCAACCTTCTTGTCACCTGCTCCGGGAATAATGCTATCCATTCTTGTCGTCTCCGTGAGTCCTCATATGAGCTCCAAGCCCGCCCCTGTTTGTGCAATCCTTGCCGCATATCTCGCAAATAAACGTCGGTATCTCGTAAATGCCATCGGCTGTTAAAATCGCCCTGTCTGTTAAGAGTGGGCGTTTATGGCACATCGGGCATCGCATAAACTCCCAATCAACCCCGGCGAACAACAACCCCTTCATTCTCTCGGGGTAAGGGGGCCTGAACATATCCCCGGTGACCGGTACAGATAAAATGTTCGCATCGGTCGTAGCAATTAGTTCGTTGCAAATCTGGCAGTACACCTTCATGTAGTTTCAATCCTTTCTTCATCGGGATCTCGCATTGCCTTTTCGTAGGGATCTTCCTCGACGTGCAACTTGGGCTTTCCTGTATTAATTTTCGGTATGGCTTGGCCTGTTGCAGTCCTGCCCATCCAAAACCCTAATGATACAAACAGTAAATTTGTAAAAATAGTTAATATGTCCATGTTACTCCTTGATCGTTGGCATATACTCTTTCGCCATTTCAACAGCTACACCGAACGCCTCGTTATATGCGCTAACAAACTGATTGTCATACTGATACGCTTCTTTCTCAAAAGCCCTTAACTCCTGCTCTGCGCGGCTACCTTTCTCCAAATAATCAATCCGCATTTCAGCTAACGTCCGCATTTTCTTCGGTATTTTGGTAAATGCCGGAATAGTCATAACCGCATATTTAAAAGCATCCCAAGACTGCCCGCACCACATCGGGATACCGTTTCGCCTAACCACAATAACCCCTGCTTTTGTGTTAACACAATAAACCTTTCCCTTGTACTCACCCCAAAGAAGTTTACCCTTCTTTATTTGTGCCAACACAGAAGGCTTGCCATTCCCACGTTGCCCTTTTCTGCCTCGTTGGATAGAGACATGATATACAATTCGCCCCTGACATTTTTCCCCGCTTGGAAGGACACTCACACGGTTTGCCTGGATGCTTAACCTTGACACATACCCTGCCTTAAAACAGATTTCCTGAAAATCATCAGCCATCTGCCTGGACGTGGTATTATACCGCCACATTCTATCATTTTTTGTGCCATCGCCTTTTATCATCCAATAAATTAATAGTTTTAACTGACGGACGGAACCCTTTTTTAAAAATAAAGGTATAAACTTTTCGTAAGAACACCCCTGGTCTTTGACCAAATCGTAAAACTTTTTCCCGTATGAATACCTAACAACTCCCCGCTTGTTTACTCGCTTGCTGTGACGACCTGCCGCATTAAGCATTTCTGTGGTTTCTTTGTCTGCATTTTTTTGATCAATGTGAGCATAATATGAACCACGATGATTTTTGCTTTTGCATCCCTCTGCCAACCAAAACCCATACCATGCTATTTGGCTATCCGGCCAGTCGAGCTCTTGGTACTGACTTCGCCCAGACTTACAAACCCACATAACCTTATCAATTTCGGAAATTGCCCGGCGGCTATATTTAGGAGACTGTTTTCTGATTACATCAACCTGATTTGCCACCCACATTTTATGATTAGGGGTTACGCAAAAATCTAAATTACCTGATTCCAAAGAGCACATGACCCCGTCATAATCATATTCTAAAATTTCTTCCGGTGTCTCCCATGCAATTAACCCGTTATCCCCCGCCCATGTCGCCACTTTGTCTCTGTCTGTTAAATCATAAAACCTTTTCCAGCCTGTTTCGGTTAAAATATCAGTATCATAGCTATAACAATGATTGTCCTTATCAACGATCTTCTCTTGTAAATTCCGGTTTGCTTGTGTCGCTGCTCCAAAATCTGCGAACCTTAACCTCTGTAATTCCCACCAAAGCCATGGACAGTTTTGCATAATTGTTAGCCCGGGACTTGCGGGATCTTTCCAAACATTAGAAACCAGCTTTTCGTAACATGCGAAATCTTGGCCTTTCTGACCTGGGGAAAGAAAAACCTTTTCTTGAGCGAATAGATCAGCTACACTTTTCAAACCTTTGGGATCATCGCCCTCTTGTGTTTTGTTCCACAACGAAGGATCAGCCCATATGACAAGATTCCTGGAAAAATAAGGGCAACTCTTAATCGCTTGTGACAGAACCTTGTATCCTTTCCTTGCCCTAAACTGCTCGTCGCTTTCGTCTGGTCGTCTTGGCTCCTCGTAATATTCCCAAATAACCTGGATGAGCCCGTCATAATCTACTGATAACACCTCAAATGCAGACGGATTCCGGGTTCCGTAGTCCAGGCCTGCGATGAGATTGAACCCCTCAATCCTGGCCGGAGGAACGTATATTGTACCCTGATTCTCCATCAAAAACGGAAACAACAACTGCCCACCGTGAGCGTCAAAGTCAATCTCCATTTCTTTACGCCACCGTGGGTCGG